ACGTAAAACCGTCCGCGTTATAGCCAAGCTGGAACTGCGTTTCCTTGAATGTCGTCGTGTCTGACTTAGTGCCATCGGCATTGGTCGTACTGGTGGTACTAGTAACAGTGGGACCCTTCACAGTAGCCGGGCCAGAATGGAGATGAGAGGCAGCATCTTCTAGCGACTGGATACAACGTGCAGGCGCTAAAGAACCCTCACAAGATGCTTTGAGGACATCATTCAGATGCTTTGCATCAAGACCATCAAGCTGTGTATCTAGAGAGCTGAAATCAGCATCAGTAACAGGTGCAGAACCTGATGCCTGACAAATTCCAGAAGGTGCATTGAACGTCGATCCAGACGGACAGAAAGAACCCTTCAACGTAATAGCAGCATCATAATTACTTGTATAAGAGGCATAACAAACATAACTCTTATCAGTCGTTTTAGTCATCGAACCTTTGTAATAAGACCCATTCTGAAGCCGCCACGCCTCGCATGCTTCCTGGGGTGAACTGAAAGGGGCACCCTTTTTAATCGAAGATCCCGACCAGTAATACTGGCCAGCTGCAGCATCTGTTGGAACAGCCTGATCTTGTGAGATCTTTTTATAAAGAACACCATCAGTCATAACCCAGCCGACAGCAGCAACCGAAGCCGCAATCGTGGCATCCAGGAGAAGTTTAGGCGCGTTGGTTTTCAACCCTTCCTTGAGCACCGACTTAACAGCAGAGGTGGGAATCTTGGTTGTCTGAAGGATTGGCCCGGCTGTATAGGCTTTGTTGTTATACGTGAACGGGTAGTTACCCTCGGCACGCACATAGCCCAGGGCATTTTCACTGAGCACAGGCGTAACGTTCTTAATGAGATCTTCAACAGAACGCTTGGGAACGTTGACCTGCCCGGCCTGCACAGTCCAGGACGTGAAGAGGATTAGAAACGCTGCCGCGTACCTGCGATGAATGCCCATGCGACTAACACCCCTGCATGAAAGACCATGACGTAGAAGAAGTACGCAAGGTCTGCTGATGTGATTTCCATTTATTGCCCACCATAAAAAAGGGGAGCCGAAGCCCCCCTATGCCTGACAGCAACGTTAGGCTTTCTTGACGCCGCGCTTGCCCAGGTCGATGCCCTTAAACGCCATGCAGATGCCGATGATGGCAACGCCAGCTGTACCAACCCATGTAGCCACGGAAGAAAAATCTACTGCTGCGAAAATCGCGTCCATTGTGATGCTCCTGATTTAAAGTTTTCGGATGGCATTTATTGCCACCGATATTTTCATGCCCAGCGCCCAGAGACCGAGCGTAAGCAGGAATCCGCTTATAAACACGATGCCTACTCCTTCTGTGTTAACAGTGGAGATGATCTCCATAAAGGCATCGGTAGACGGGCTGGTCGTTGTTGTACCGTCTGCCGGTTGCGTTGTAGTGCCATCGGTAGAACCCGTCGAATCCGCCATTAGTGATACTGCTCCGCGCAGTCAAAACAGAGGGCTTCGTCATCGGAAGCGCCTAAGTTTTCGTGAACCTCTTCTTCCTCGGCGTCCAGTTCAGCGCCGCAAAGCTCACATTCGTAGCTCATAGAGCCTCCGGAATAGATGCCATGCTCAAGAGCGCGCCCAACGACCCAACGATGCGATCAGCAGGATGGAGAAACCTACATAAGTAATCAGATCGCAGGTTGCGCTCAGGAGCATGGCGTTAACCTTGTGCAGGATTGGCCGCAGCGGCCTTAACGTTAAAAAGATTGACGCTAGCGACTTTGTTGGCAGCGATAAGAGTCAAAGTGGCTTTGCCCTGCGCACCTGGACGAGACCCGTAATGCATCTCAAAAACAGCGGGCAGCTTTGCGTTTTTCAGCTGATCAAGCAGACTCACGTCAGCGCTGACCTTTGTTGGTTTAAAACCGAAGGAAGCCGGGGTGTCTTCGCGGTAGTCGTTTACGAACCAGACAGACAAACCCTGACGCATTTCACCAGTTTTCTCGTCGGGCATTTCCCAACGGTCGGCGCTAAGAACAAGTGCGCGTTCAGCCATGATCATTTCCTGTAAGTGATGCCGCCCTAAATGCTGAGAGTGGTCAAAAGGGCGTGTTAAGACCGCTGAACGTTAAGATGTCTTAATTAGGGTACACTGTCAAGAGGTCTTAACAGTGGAGATAGAAGAAATGGACTCGAACTATTGGCTCGACCGAGTCAAAAAGGAGAGGAACCTTGAGAGCGATTACGCTCTAGCTGAGCTTTTGCACACAACAAGGGCAGCAGTTTCACAGCAACGGAAGGGAATCAACCAGATGTCGGCAAGAACAGCCATACGAGTGGCATGGCTGCTTCGCGTGAATCCAATGTCGGTCATCGCCTCGGTCTACTTCAGTCAGGAGAAGAACCCGAGGGACAAGGCGTTTTGGAAGGAGGTGTTTCGATCTTCCCGTAAAAAAGGCGATAGACGTCGCTACTTTGACCGTGACGTACCTGACGCCGAGGAGCTTGAGCTCTTGGCGGGAATACGTGAGGAACCGAGTACTCCACCGAAGATGCAACCGCTATCTCAGGTCCGGGCAAAGCGCAAATAAACCGCATTGCCTCCACAAATCCAAGCCTACGGGCGACAACCAGGACGTCGCCTTGGGCATTGTTCCTAACAACCCGATCAAACATATCGTCATCAAGCTCGCCGAGTAGATCGGCCCGTTCTTCCAGCTTGCTCGCCGCTAGAATGTCGCCCTCTTCGGACTCATCGATGTAGATTTCGTGTTCCTGAAGGAAAGTTTTAAGCGAGCGGCTGAACTGCAACTGGTGACGCCCAAGAAACGCCTCAGCAAACTCACACCACTTGTTTGCACTGGGCTTACAGCCCCGGCCAGCGTCAGCAAGAATCTGGAACGGTGATCTACCCTTTGCACGTGCAACTTTGGCATGCGAAGAAGCCATCTCTTTTTCAGGACCCCAGCGACGCTCAGCCATTGCACCGTACTTGGTAATGTACTCCTGAGCCGTCAACGCTCTACGGATATCCAAGCCAAGAAATTTGACGGTTTTACCGACCTTAACCGTCTTGCGAGGAGCAGGAAGACCAGACTGAACACAAGCGGTCTCCCAGGCAGCGAACAGAGAGTTACGAATCTCTGCTATCTCACGCCCTGTCAATTCACGGCGAAAAAACCAAAGATGGTGTTCATGCGGATGCCAGCCATTTACCTGACCATGAGTGACTTCGAGGTTTGCAATACGACCGATATAGCCCAAAAACCCAAGAGATCCGGCACGAGGCCGCTTCAACGGTTGCTTCCGCGTCACTTCTTTGAAGGCATAAGACTTCTGAAAACGCTGCATCGCATCTTTGAATTTCTCAAGCAAAGGGCCAAGCTCGTCACCAATGCCATGCTTTATCGTGAACGTCAGCATATAGCTGACCCCGTCAACCGAACCGACCGCGTCATAGCAACGCTTGATCTCCTCTCGACGTTGAAGGTTGATCTTTAGCGAGCAGATAGGGCACGTCCAAACCGAACCACACACGCCAAGATTGTGCCAGCTGACATTCCCCGTATCTTTCGACTTATAAAGCTGCGGTTGATGCTTCTTCTCGCGTTTACGGCGATAGCAAGTCGTTACCCGAAATTTAGGGGCCTTGTTCAAGCTGCCTTCAATGTCGTGGTGCTTGTTGCGAACGACAGGCATGCCGATGTCATGAGCCAGGATCGACTTGACCTTGCCTGATTCCAAATCGTGATAGCGATATTTAGCCGTAAGATCGGTATAAGGTGCTTTGAAGTGCTTGAGACGTTCAAGCCAGTATTGGGGACGGCTCAGGATGCGCTGAGAGTATTTTTGTAACAACCAACGATCAAGTGTCGCGGCATCCTCGTCATAGCTCTCCGCCCAGCTTTCGCGCTTTTCGTTATATCCAAAGGATTTTATTTCGCCAGTTTTCGGGTCTACTGTCTCCGTAACCCATTGATTTTGCTGACGTTTCAGTCCATTAGTGGGTACGAATTTGTCGGTTAATTTCGTAGTATTACCGAGGTCGGCTTCGCCGCGCTTGGGCGAGGCCACCCCCCGCAAGCGGGGGCCCCCCTCTTCCCGGCGCGCATGGCTTTGCCGATTCGTGAAATCTGAAATAGAATCCATTTCGGGACTACTCCGTCCGAACCGCTCTCATCTCGTCTCAGCCGGCCAGCTATTCGATCAAGATGAAGCGGTTTTTTATTGACTAATACGTTCAGACATCTTAACGCGGCGCTTAAAAAAAATCAGCGCGCTCAAAACCTTCCCTTAGAAATCCAGATCTTGGCTATTCCCAAAGCCAGCGGAATAACGATGATCTGAGCAGCAACGATCATGGCAATGGCAACCAATTGGTTCGCATCCAACCAGGACGAAACAGAGTCACCGGCCTGGACGATAGAGCCGACAATGGCATAGGCCACTTCTTTGGGCATAAGCTGGTTAACGAACCAAACCGCCGCGACGTACATCAAGAACTTCTTCATCACTTCTTCTCTTCATCAGTCTTGGGCTTTGGCTTCGGCAAATTGACCGGAGCAATTGCAGCCTTACCAGCAGCATCAAGAGCAGCTTGGCCTGCCGGAAGATCATCACGGTGAGTAGCCCCGGCAACGATAATCACAGCAGCAAACGCGAACACCAGGAACGATTTATTCATCTCGATTTACCTTAATGGTGGTTATGCGAATCAAGGATTCAGCTCATTCAATCGCTGATCTCTAGCCCGCTCAGATCGAATCTCAAATTCCTTAAGTTTCCTTTCGCTGATCTGCCCCGCATCGTAAAGAGCCGCTATATAGCCCCGAGCATACGAAAGATTAAAACCCAGAACTAAAGCGGTTTCTGAAAAACGAATATCGTCAATATGCTTTGCTGCACGATAAAAGTGATCACAATCAGAAGTAGTCATAAATTTACCTTAATGGGTGTTATGCGCAGTGTTACGGTCATGCTTCTCAGCAATGACTGCCTCACAGAGATCGAGCAAGACTTGCTGAACACGCCCGATATCATCATCAGAAATTCCAACCGCCCAGGAACGGAGCCAATCCGGATGAGTGTTAACTTGGCGTAGTGAATGGAGCAGTTCCCGCTTAGACTTGGCCTCACGATAACGCCGCGCACGCTCAGCCGTTGTCATGGGTTTCCCGTTAATCGTTGGTCTAGCCACTTGAGTACCTCTTCATCTCGTTTCGTGACGTCACTATATATAGTTTCGTGACGTCACACAACACATTTAAAAGGATTTTTTCATGAGCATGTACGACAGGGACTGGTACAGAGAACGCAAGCCAGCACAGCAAGCAATCAAGCACGAACCACACAAGCCGCGCCGGTCGATATCGGCCATGACGATCTTCAGTGTGTTAATCATGATCTTGAGCGCATCCGTAACGATTGCCCTGATCAGGTAGGTGCTGCCGTCATCATGGGCAGCGCTGCGCCGCGGGCTAAACCGACCGAACCAACCTCGGAAGGTTGAAAGGCTGGTATTGATCGCAGAATCTGGATCCATCGAGGTAGCCGCAGTGAGGGTAATCATTGCGCGAAGGTGGTTTGGCATAGATCGATGACCCCTCATTCGCGCGATGCTTAATACCAGCCTGATACCCTTCTGGGCGCGTTCGTGGTCATTGTTTGGGGCCGCTTCGCGGGTACCGGCGCAGAACCCACGGAGCAGCCCAACAACACAGTGCGGCGCCTAATTTTAACGTCATGGGACCTTAGCCACTGCGTTTGTATTCTTGGCTAATGAGATGGCCGGAACATCGGCAATGATGTAGCCGATATCGAAACCCTTGTACGTCATCGAGATCACAGACGGACTCTCATACTTGATCTCATAGCCCGACTGCCGCAAATCATCAAACGACACACGCCGCACCACTTGCCCGTTCTGAGCCAGCCCCACATAGCCGTTGATGTATTCCTCATCAGAGTCGCGCCGCTTGCCCTTGAGCACTGCCATGAGATGCATCTCTAGCCCTTGGAAGGGATGGAGCTTCTGCTCAGGCCCGCGCGGTTGAGCTTCAACAACAGGCACTTTTGCCACTTGCGCTACAGGGTGAATTTCCTGAACAGGCTGCACCTGGTGCACAACCTTGGGAGACGGTGGGGGCGAATGCTTAGGCTCACGGTTCAGGTTATAGATCGACATACAGATGACCAGGAGCGCACAGATAGCAGCACCCTTGAACGGCCAACGCTTCCAGAGCGGAATGATGTCACCAGCGGTCAATTCCTCAGCAGCCTTACTGCTCTTTGTATGGCTGCGATAGAACTTGAAGTACTTGGACTCATACTCACGAATCGATGTGTTGACGACTTCACCGCGCACACCGTCCTGCACCTTGCGGATATAGCGTTTCGACGTACCAAAGGCCGTGGCTTTCTTGCAGCGATACACGACCTGAACGAGATCAATAACGGCCTTATTGACCTTGCCATAAGACTGAGTAATCAGCAGGACATCAGCCAGTTCGTGTCGGTGCATCGAGTACCATTCTTCTACGAGCCGCTGAGCAGGCACCTGAGCACGATCGACAACGGTGCGAGGCATAGCAAGGTGACACTCATCAATGACGTACAGCGGCCCTACACCGGACGCAGGATGCCGCCACGTGTCGCCGTAGTGCTCAACACACGAGAACGGACGCACCAGAACGCCGTCAACCAGCTGCGGGTTACGAATCTCTATGAGAGCTTTCGCACCTGGGAAAAACGCCTCGATCACATCAACTTGCAGCGGCAGATTAGTGATGACCTTACGACCATCCACCAGGGCCGGAATGACATGGAACGCTACCGCTTCATAGCTCTTGCCGCCGCCGGGCTGGCCTAGAATCAGGTTAATCATTTAGGAACCCCAACGAACGAACGGAATGGTTTGCAGAGCGAAGCGGATCACGAGTGCGGCAACGATCATTGCCAGCGACTGGGTGACACCGATGTAACCCATCATCTGCACAGCCTCGGCCGGGATCATGGAGAAGTACGTCTGAGGGTCGAACGGAATGTCGATAGTGTTGAGCAAGCTCGCGGCCAGCTGCATAGCTTGATCGAGCCCCCA